TCTCGCCAGCTTCGAGACTATGAGCGGGCGCGTTTACTACGCCTTCGACCGCACCGAGAACGTGAAGGAGCCGCCGCAGTATGCCGGGCCGCTCGCTATGGGCATGGACTTCAACGTAGATCCGATGACGGCTGTCATCTTCCACGAAGATACGACCACTACCTGGGTAATCGACGAGATCGTCATCAAGAGCAGTAATACTCAGGAATGCATCGACGAAGCGAAGCGCCGGTATGGTGCTCGCATCGTGGCCGCGTATCCTGATCCGGCGGGCCGTGGGCGTTCGACGTCTGCGCCGGTCGGGTATTCCGATCATGCGATATTGCGCGCGGCAGGTCTGACCGTCTACGTGCGCGGCAAGGTCAGCCTACGCGACGGCATCAACGCACTCAACGCCCGCCTCTGCTCTGCTGATGGCAAGCGCCGCATGATGATCTCGCCACGCTGCAAGCGCTTGATTGAGGCGCTAGAGCGGCACTGCTACAAAGACGGAGCAGCGATACCAGCGCAGGACGGCCACGAGCACATCACCGACGCCCTTAAATATCCAACTGAATATCTTCACCCCGTGCGCACCGTGGCGCAGTGGTCGCAAGGCTAAGGAGCAAACATGGCAACACCTGAAATGCAGACGCTTCTCGCGCGGCTTCGCGCTGAGATCGGGATGGCGCGGAACCTAGCACGCCAGATGGACGCGCAGAAGATCATCGACCTCTACAACGGCAAGCATGAGGCATACGTAGCTGACGAACTCAGGCGCATCTTCAAGCGGTATCAAGACCTCTCGCTACAGATCGCCATAGACAACGTGACGCGCTCTGTGGTGGACAAGCTGTCGAACGTCATCGACTCGACGCCCGTGTTCACGAGCGAAGATCCTGCCGTCCAGGCCGTGATCGATGCCGTGATGGAAGATGGTATGTTGGGCGTGGCGCTCAAAAAGTGGGAAGCATACTCGAACGCCGTCGAGCTTGCGGCGCTGCATCCCGTCTGGATCGATGCGAAACGCGGATTCAAGTGGCGCGTGTTCAGCCAGGCCGATCTGTTTTGCGCGCAGTCTGAAGATGACCCAGAAGAGGCTGACGCGATCATCTACCGCCGCGAGTGGATCGACACCATCAACCAGACGACGATCACGGACTATGTGAACTGGAGCGACGAGACGGCGTTCATCTTCGACGGCAGCGGCGTATACAAGAGCGCGAACCCTGAGACGAACCCTGACATGGTTAACCCGTATGGGCTGATCCCGTTCGCCGTCTTGCGCACGCAGCTGCCCGATGGCACGTTCTTCCCCGAGACAAGCGAGGAACTGGTCACGGCGCAGATCGAGATCGATATATTGCTCACCTACATCAACCAACTATGCAGACTTCAGTCGTTCGGTATCCCGGTCGCCGAGAACTGGTCAGGCAGCGGCGAGATCATCATCGACCCGTCGTTGGTGCTGAAGATACCTGCGCCAGTAGCTGGCGAAGCATCGGGCAAGTTCAGCTTCGTTACGCCGCCGAACACTCTGCCGCAGCTTCTCGATGTGCTCAGAGATAAATTGCAGAGGCTATTGATACGTTACGGCCTTCCGCCGTCAGCGTTCAGGATAGGCGGCGAGTCGATGTCAGGGTATGCTTTGAAGCTGGAAAACTTCGAGTTGAAGCGCCACCGGATCGACGCTATACCGCTCGTCACCGCCGCGCTTCGCGATCTCTGGCGCATCATCATCCGCATGTGGAATGTTCACGTGAAAGCCAGCATCGACGAGAACGCGATCATCAGCATCGACTATCCCGAGCCTGAATACGAGGACGACCCGACCAGCGCCGAGGCGAAGGTGCGCATCAAGGTGCAGAAGCTCAAGGCCGGCGTCATGTCGCCCGAGGAGTGGGCTATCGAAGAGAACCCCGACCTGACGCCCGAGGAAGCGGCGGCGTTCGTCGAGAACAACCTGACCCGCATGCAGTCGCTACAGCGCCGGTTCAGCGGGCTTGCGTCGCTGCTTGGCGGCGGCAACAATAACGGAGGCAATACCAATGGCAGCATCTGAACTGTCGGTCAAGTCGATCAGCCGGGCCGGTCTTGATCTCGCGGGATCGCTCACGACATGGAACGCTGACGGCATGTATTTCTTGAATACGATGGGAACCAGGACGTTCCTGCTGATCTATAACGGCAGCGCCTCGCCGGTCACGCTCACGATCACCGTGCAGCGCAAGGTAGACGGGATCACGCCCGCGGCGCGATCTGTCACCGTGGCTGCTGGCAGGTATACCTTCGTCGGCCCGTTCGCGGCTGATGAATACAACGATGCCAGCGGATACGTGCAGCTTCCTGCGGCTGTCGCAGCGTCCACGAGCGTTGCAGCGTTGTATCTGCCGTGGTGATCTGATGCCTGACGAGCGCAGCATCCGCGAGACGGCCACCGGCAAGGCCAAGGTGGTGCATGATCTTCTCGATACCGTCGATGAGATCAAGCAGGCCGTGCGTGATGATCTGCTGAAGCTCATCAAGCGCATGCCGGTCGATCTGCCGCTGCGCGAAGATGGCGCGCTCGAGGAATTTCTGGCTGAAGCCGTGGCCGCTGTGATGCGCCGGCACGTCGTCGCAGCAGATAGCGTTGATCCGAAGGTGGCTGCGGCAGTGCGTGCTTACGTGCGAGGTATGCGCTCATGATGCGAGATAGCGGTGGATCATATCTTCAGGTTCCAGACTTTGAGAAGTTCGGCGAACTCTTCGATAAGAAGCGCTTCTACAGCGAAGGGCTAGAGATCATAGTCGATGATATTGTGGAAGGCATCGCAAGGCGCAAGGCCGTAACTGGTGGAGATCTGCCGCCGCTTGAGCCTGAGACGATCATGCGCAAACTGCACGACCATCAGCTAGTCGATAAAGGTCTGCTTGCCGACCCATACACGTATCAGCGCACGAACCAATGGCGAGTAGACACCGGCAAGGTCACCATCAAGCCTCTCACCGCTCCAGTCACGAACAAGAACAACTACCGCAACAAGCGCGCGAAGAATGGCACAGAACGCGACATGCCGCGCGATGAGGTCGGATACAAGCTCCAGCAGACCGGCGTAAAGAGCAAGCGGGGCATGAAGTATTTCCGGTTCTTCGGCATTTCTCGAGACGCTGAAGGGAAGATACTCATGCTTGCCGACAGGCTCATCGAAGAAGCATTGAAGGCGCTATAATGGCAAAGAAGACCAGCACCGCGAAGAAGATCGCGACCGCGAAGTCGGCGAAGAAGGTATCAGCAAAGCCGCTAGATGAGCGTGCCGTTGAGCGTCTGGAGATCGTCATACAGGCGGCAGCTGCAAAGGCGCGCGCGACCGTAGGCGAGGCCGTCCAGCAGATGCGCGGCACAGGCATGAAGGAGTCAGCGATACGCGACCGGCTCCAGGCTGATCTCGATGAAGGCGGGCAACTGATGGCCGACCTGCGGAACTTCGCAGCGGCAAAGGTGCCAGGCTGGACAGGCGATATCGTCTCTCGATTCGCTAACGATACGCTCTCTGACTTTGAGCGCCGGCAGGCATATCGCAAGCGTACCGAAGAAGAGAAGGCCGAGAAGTCTGCGCCTGAACGTCAGGCCGCGCTCGATCAGCAGAAGGAATTGATAGAGAAGGCAGGCGTTGATGTCGGCAACCTGACGCTCGACGACAAGCCAGAGCCGCCGCCAGATGCCCCGCTAACGTCAGAATGGCGCTGGGTAGCCGTGCTGGACGCGAACGTATGCGGCGTCTGCGAAGGCAACCATGGACGCGTGAAGACTCTGCGAGAATGGGCAGAGATCGGAGAACCTCGAAGCGGCACATGCGCAGGCGCTGAACGATGCCGCTGCATCCTGATCCCTGAAGACTCGCTCAAAGGCTATCCTATCCCGCCGCTCCTGCGGCCGCGCAAAAAATGACATAGCCTCCAACACCACTCGACGTGGGTGTATCCTCTCCTCTCTAAGCCTCGGCACTTTCATCCGGGGCTTCTTTTTTGCCCGACCGTATCGGCTGTTCGCTCGCGCTACATCGACGCCTTTGTATAGCGCACCTCATGCTTGAGATAGACCAAGCAGGAGGAACGCAATGGCAGACAACGCCGCACAGGCCGCGAACGCGCAAGAGAACGCCGCGAACGCGACAACGACGCAAGCGAACGCGTCAGCGCAGGCCGAAGGACAGGCCAGCGCAGGGAAGCCGACTGACGCAGAGGCGAAGCTGATCAAGGAAGTCATGCAGCTCAAGAAGCAGCTGAAGGGCTACGAGACGCAGCAGAGCGATGCCGAGGCTAAGGCTTTGGCCGAGCAGGGCAAATACAAAGAACTGGCCGACAAGCACGCAGCTAAGGCTGATGCGCTGGCGCAGCGGGCGATTCGCGCGGAACTCATCGCGCATCTGCCGGGGCTGATCAAGCCTGACCTGGTCAAGCTCGTGGACGTCAGCGCGCTGAAGATCGGCGACGACGGCAGCATCGACGGCATCGAGGATATCGCCGCTGCTTTCAAGCAGGCGAACCCTGAATACTTCGCCGCCGCAGCACCAGCCGCTCAGGTTCCAGGCACACCGAAGCCTACTACGACCGCAGCAGGCGGCCCGGCCACGTTCCAGGAATGGGAAGCGCTACCCGCACAACAGCGCGCCGAATGGGCATCGAAATATCCCGATGCCTTCAAGCGACTCTGCGACAACCGCAAGCAGAGCCTGACACGAAATTAAAATAGGAGCTATATATCATGGCCGAAACTCTGACGTCTGATCTCTCAACGATCATCCCGTCTATTCTTCAGCCGATGGCTCAGACCAAGATGGCTGAATACATCGACTTCATGATGCACGGCGTCATGGATCGCGTTACCCTGCCCGCCGGTGACTACGTGAATTTCCCGGCCTTCAAGGAACTCGCCGGCACCGCTGACCGCATGGTCGATAGCGGCAGCTACGATATCAACAAGATCGATGTCATCAAGGACGTCGCCGCCGTGTGCCACCGGATCAAGGTATTCGGCGCGAACGACCTCAGCGCCATCGTCAGCGGCACCGATCCGATGGGCGCTATCTCTTCGCAGATCGCCCGCTACTTCGCCAAGGTCGTCCAGCTGTCGGCTCTGTCCGTGCTCAAAGGCCAGATCATCACATCTGGTGCGCTGAACTCGACGAACCTTTACGATGTCTTCGTCGATGACGCCACCGAAGGCAACCAGAAGCCGCTCACGTCCAGCATCGCCGCGAAGGGTCTCGGTAA